TGGCACGCTGTGGCCGTGCCGTTGCGTTTCTCCAAGGTGGTCTGGTGCGCTTTGTGCGGGATGAGCCGAAAACCCTACCTGTTGCACTATTCTCGCCCCGTAATATCGTCAAAGGCAGTTTCAAAATCGATTATGTGATGCCGGGAGAAGATACGGCAGATAGTGTCACGGTTGAATTCTTCAACGAAAAAACATGGAAGCCCGATGAGGTCACCGTCAGTCTGCCCGATAGCAGTGCCGAGCAACCCGCAACCGTATCGCTTTTTGGCAGTACGGATAAATCCCATGCCATCCGTGAGGGTTTGTATATGGCCGCCGCCAATCGCTATCGCCGTCGCATGGTGAGTTTCAAAACAGAACTAGAAGGGTTGATCCCGACCTATGGGGATTTAATAGCGATTTCCCATGATATGCCACGCTGGGGTGAAGCGGGAGATGTCGTGGCTTATGAGCATCCTGCTTTGAGTTTATCGGAAAGCGTGAGTTTTACCGAAGGCGATAGCCATTACATCGTTCTGCGTAAAAAAGACGGATCAGTGAGCGGTCCTTGGCTGGTAAGTGCCGGTGCAAACGAACGGCAAGTCATGCTGGACGAAGACTTGGACTTCACACCGTACACAGGCAGCGAGCAAGAACGCACCCATTTTGCCTTCGGCATTGGCGAGCAATGGGGAGTTCTTGCCCGCGTGACCGCCGTCAAACCGCGTGGTGATCTGGTCGAGATTGCCAGTGTCGTCGAAAACCCGCTCGTGCATAAAGCAGATCAATAACTTAATGAATATCTATAGCTTCCTTACCAGCACCGTTTTCGAGTTCCGATAGATAGTGGAGCATATTATCGCGAATTTTTTCAAATATTTTGAGTAAATACGGCTCTAAAGTATCTGCGTTTAAAGCATGGTCATCTGGAAAGTTATGATATTGATTGAGGTATGATTTTATTGTTGTTCTATCTTCTTCTGTTATTTGAGAAAAAGGGTTTTCGGTTAAATATTCATGGTATTGAGAAAGGTGAATAAAAGAACATCCAAATTTATATACAAACATTGTCCATCCCCAGTATTGATCAGAATAATCAACCATTTTTCTGTCTGTAACATTCCACTTTTTGCCGTTTAACATGTCGGTAATAAGAGAAAGGCGAACACCGTCTCCACACGACAAAAGGTAGATAACCCTTACCATGGAATCTAGTTCTTGACGCAAAACTGATATGGCGTTTCCCAAAAGGCGCTGTTCTACAAGCAAAGTCATCGCCTGATTATTCTCAAGTGATCTACTGCGAACTATTTGACCAAATCTTTTTAATTCTTCCATTCATCAAATATAAGCAGCCGTTTCAGCTTTCGCAAATAAAACCCGCTGGTCCATACGGCGGATCAATAAATCAACAATCAAAAACTATAGGAGTAAAAATCATGTCCCTTGCTGAATGGGGCCTGCTGTTTGGCGTACTTGCCAACAGTGTCGGCCTTCTCATCGCGATGGTAAAAATCGTGGCGTGGATTTCATCGCACATTGCCACGGTGAATGAGCGTCTCAACACCCTCGAAAACCAAGTCAATAACGACATCACCGGTCGCAAGGTCGTCGGTGAAATGCGTCAGGACATCGCTGTTATCAAAACCCAGATCACCGATATTCGAGATGATCTGAAGGCGATGCGTACCCCAATCAATTAACCCAACCAACCCTAACATCATGAAAGGAAAAATATCATGCTGACATTACTTGGAAGCCTGCTGGGCTTTTTATCATCCGCGTTTCCGGATTTTCTAAAACTCTGGCGTGATCACTCGGATCGCAAACACGAGCTGGCCATACTGGATCGGCAAATGGAAGCACAACGCCAAGGCCACACGCAGCGCCTTGAAGAAATACAGGTGCAGGCCGATATTGCCGAAAGCAATGCCCTATACAACCACGCCAGCCAACCGAGCGGTGTAAAATGGGTGGAAGCCTTGCGGGCATCGGTGCGTCCGATTATCACTTATGCATTCTTCATTCTGTTCGCTACCGTCAAAACCGCTGCTCTGTTCAAATTATTGGATCAGGGTGTCGACATTACCGACGGACTGATTGCTGTTTGGGATGGTGAAACACAAGCATTATTTGCGGCTGTCATGTCCTTTTGGTTTGGTCAACGCGCCTTGTCAAAATTCCGCTCAAATCCTTGAAAAAATAGCATCTTATTCACTTGATAAGCGCTTGGAATGAAGCGTTACTGTGATTGTAAAAAGCAATTTAAAACAAGGAGATAGCACAATGAGCAAACTGTTTTACAAGGCGATGATCGAAGATATTCAAAACGATAAATGCACCGATGCAGAGTTAGAAGCTCTGCTCGATGCGTTTGAATATACGGTCAAGAAAATGGCCACCACACTGGCCCGAAAATCTTGGTACGCGCTGGAAGACTACGCCACATCAAAACAGCGGGGCATCGACCGTTTTACGCTGACTCTGGAGCGCCGAAACATCAAAGGCCAAGAGCAATGGTGGGGCATATTTGAATACGGCAGTAAGAAACTCAAAGTTATAGGAACATTAGAAAAATGAGACATATCACGCAAAATGGAATTGACCTGATTAAACGGTTCGAGGGCTTCTCTCGGACCGTTTATTTTTGCCCTGCAGGTTACCAGACTATCGGCTACGGCCATGTTGTAAAACCGCATGAGGATTTCTCAGCAGGTATTGATGAAGCACAGGCAGAGGAATTGTTACGCCAAGATGCTGCTATCGCCGAACAGGCTGTTTTGCGTCTGATTAATGTACCGCTGACAGATTGCCAATTTGATGCGCTTGTATCATTCACTTACAATCTTGGCGGTGGGGCACTTCAACGCTCAACACTGCGCCGTAAAGTCAACCATGAAGAACACGCCGATGTGCCAGAACAATTCATGCGCTGGGTCTGGGCTGGTGGCCGTAAACTTAAAGGGCTGATCCGGCGGAGAGAGGCGGAGGCAGATCTTTATGCACAATAAATAGTAGCAGTTTGTATTTTAGCTACCAAGCAGGGGGAAAATATGCCATGATGTCAAAAATAAACACTGCGAGGTAATTTATGCACGACACAACCCTATATAATTTCGATAATCTTTACAAGCAATCTGGATTGAAACCCGAACAAATATCGGAGTTGTTGGGGGTTGATATAAGAACATTCTATAGATGGATAAAAGGCGAAGTTGAGCCAAAATCTATATACTTAAAAGAGCTTAAATCTATTATCGATAATATGAAGGGTGGTGCTCGTTTTCAAAGCCCAAGTAATCCAAGTTTTGCTTTTATTGATCTTTTTGCTGGAATTGGTGGAATAAGACTTCCATTCCAAGAATTGGGCGGAAAGTGTGTTTTTACATCCGAACTTGATAAATTTGCACAGAAAACATACACAACAAATTTTGGGGAAGTGCCTTCTGGAGATATTACAAAAATTCCTGCGGAAGATATACCTAAACATGATGTTTTGCTGGCAGGTTTTCCATGTCAGGCTTTCTCACAAGCAGGTTTGAAGCAAGGATTTATGGATACAAGAGGAACTATGTTCTTTGAAATCCAAAGAATATTAGCCCACCATAGGCCGAAAGCATTTCTTTTAGAAAATGTGAAGCAATTGAGAGGCCACAATAAAGGGCAGACTTTGAAAACAATCATTAATATTTTACAAGGTACTGCAGAGCAGTCTATCCCAGATGACGTGCCAATGTCAGAAGAAGCTAGGCAAAGCCTTAGCAAAAAGCTCAATTACTGGGTTGATTTTAAAGTTCTACGAGCCGCTGACTTCGGTGTTCCTCAAAATAGGGAGAGAGTTTATATCGTTGGTTTTGATCGTGATTATTTTAAGGATATCAACTTTGATTTCTTTTATAGATGGCCTCACGCCAGTAATGCTCAGACTAGATTAGGAGACATATTATTTGATAATAAAGAAGTCGACGATAAATATACAATCTCTGATCGCCTTTGGGAGGGTCATCAAAGACGCAAGAAAGAGCACAAAGAAAAAGGGAATGGATTTGGTTACTCTCTGTTCAATCATGAAAGTCCTTATACTAGCACTATTAGTGCAAGGTATTATAAAGACGGTAGTGAAATTTTAATAGATCAGAGCGATATAGGAAAAAACCCACGAAAATTAACCCCGAGAGAATGTGCCAGATTACAAGGATTTCCTGACCATTTTATTGTTGATTGTGTATCAGATGCCCAATCATATAAACAGTTTGGCAATTCTGTTGCAGTTCCCGTCATTCGAGCTGTTGCACAGTCAATGATGGATATGATTGACCTTAATCAATCCAAGTTAACAGATAAAGCTGCTTAAAGTTAAATCGAACTAATTATTTGATCTACCAATTATCATCCGTGTGGAAAGTTTAATGAATACAAACTTGGGAGACTAGAGCTCTACTATTCGGGGTATTCAGTATACTGCTCATCAATCAAATCATACCAATAGTTATTTGATGCTCTCCACTGAGAATATGGGCGCTTATTTCCAGCATACATGCCACTATCAAAAAATACGGTTCCTTTTTTAACCAACTCAATCCAATCGCTATAATCAATAGGGTCACCGAAACCTATTGAAACATACTGCCCCAGTGAATTTTTAATGAATGTAAACCAACCTTTATCATTAAACTTACTTTCCACTTTATTTTTCAAAATGTCTTTTGACCATTTTGCAATGATGAGGTCATTTCTCTGGAACACTTGAGGAATTATAATATCTTTATTTTGACGGTGATCTTTATCATATGAATAAGATGCAAGTATATTTTCACCCTGATCAATTTGTAAAATTTGTCCGAAAGAATTATACCCACGAATTG